TGAAGAAAGAGGTTTTAAAACAGTAACTCCGACTATCGGACCCCGACTGCTTAACGCGCAGTATCCATGTCCGGGGACCGATCAAGAAACTATTTTTGGCGATTATTTTCTACATATGACTATATCATCGGGAAACGGCAAGGTAATCTAGTACAGTAGTTTCCTGCTGTTCACACACCTGGAACGGCTCACTTCACGTTAATATATGCATCGCGATGATTACAGGATGGGTATACGCGGAATCAACCACGAATATTATGTTCATTGTATTAAGCACAATCGAAGAGACCCCCCTATACCTCTCTACTTAGAAGACATTTTTGGGGGCGATCGGTCCGATGTTTTGAAACCCGAATTTCCGTCTGCCTGAGACACCACGACAAGTGTCTTTAGCATCTGGTGCATTTGTTGAACAACACTGAGAGTCTCCACAACTTTGGCCTCTAGTGCAGAGATTCTGGCTGACTGCGCACGAACCTCTTTTTCGAGTGACTCGATTTTTGCCGTGAGCAGAGGAGCGTTCATCATCAGAGGTGGGGTCTCAACCGGTCGACTATCCTCGGCGCGTGAACTCACGACTAATGGGATGTCGTCCTCAGAGTACAAATTGCTAGGACCTGACACAAACATGGTGGCTCTACGGCTCATGTACGGTTTTAAAACAGACAATGAACATATCACAGGAATCCAGGACAACTTGTCCTTGGCAGCACAACCAGTAAACCTGAGTTATATTTCAATGACTAGGAGACATAATGAAGAATTTAGCATTGTCTGTTGTTAAAAACCGAATGAGGACAGAAAATGTAGGAATAAAATACGTAAAACACGGAAAAGGACAAAGGACAAAACACTTGGCTCAGCACACATGACACACGAGGGGGCGCAACATGAGGCTATGGCAAACGCACCGGAGCCACTGTGATGCGTTATGTGCCCAAGATGAGCTCGTTCTTGGACACGGGGTAGAGCGTCCCTGACCCACTACGCTGTCAGCCCGGTAGCCCCACGCAGAGCTTCAGCAAGGTCTGCAGCCCCTGCAGCGTCTTCCTCACCTTCTCCTACCACATCAGGCCTGAACTCATCAATCATCTGTATGAGCACGTGTTTGTGCTCCGGATTGTTGTTCCAGCCCTGATAACGAGCCAGAGGTCCGTGCTCCGGTCCTCCGTACTTCACTAGCAGCTCTTTGCAGAGCCAGGCGAGGCTGCGATACAAAGTGGATCGCACGGGCCCGAGAGTCTTACGGAACCCATAGTAGGCGTCGCCTTGGACCTCCCTGGCTGCTGCGGCGGCGCGTTGGAAGTCTGTGTTGAGGAGCCGTGCTGCCCGACCCCATGGGAAGTTCGGGAACTTCTCTCTGGCTCGTTTGATGGTGGAGAGGGCGGTGAGGCCTGTGCCGACTGCCTGGTCTAATGTGATCTTCATACGCAGGCTTATGTCAGCTACCAGGGCGCTGAGGTGCTCAAACACCGGCTGAATCTTGTTGTCAGGCACCTTTCCACCGACTGTCTTGAAGGCTAGTCGAATGCTAGACGCCTCAAGCTCCATCGAGATCCCGAGCGTTTCTGCCAGCTCCTCTGTGATCTTGTTCAGCTTGTCCGGAGTGATGGTGCCTCTCTTCGCCATACTGATGAAGAAGGTGGCAAACACCCTGGGAGCTGCCTGGGTTGTGCGAGGAGCCTCCAGTCGCACGAGATCAGTCAGGATCTGCCGGTAGACGGCCAGTGTGTAGGCAGGGTTGTGGATGATTCCTCCCACATCAAGGTTTCGGAGGTCTCCCCTGTTCTCAGGGAGAAAGGCGATGTTCCTCCAGGAGCCGTTCGCACCTTTCAGGTCCGCGTACTCTGTGTCAGTGAGCTTGACAAAGGTGGTCTTGCCTGGACCGATCCAGTGTTTTAGGAACAAGAGCAGGGCTTTCCTGGCTCTGTCCACAGCTGGGACTGGCTCCAGGTGAGTCAAGAAACCAGCCAGAGCATTAGCGATGACCAATGAGTCGGTGGCTATCAGATGCTCCGTTGTCGTGATGTGGGGGAATGTCATCACATCTCCTGCACACAGGATAGTGAGGTGGGCCAGGTAGCTCTTGCGAGTCACCTCAGGCAAGTAGTCGCCTGCCTCTCTGGCAAACAGACCATCCGTGAGGGTGTGAGTCTCGAAAGCGTTGGCGATGACGGGCCTGATGCAGGCGTGGCCAACTAGGTCGAGGTTGGCTGCCTCGGCGGCAGGGATCTCCTCGGCAGGTACATGAAATGCACCGATCTGCTGTTCCTGTGCCATCTCTCTGCGGATCGGTACCTCTTGGACGCCCTCTCTGCCTGGTGGACCAGGTGGACCGACAGCTGCGGGCGCAGGAGCGTGAACCACTGGCACCTGCGCTGGACCTCCGACTGCAGCTAGGATGGGGGCAGCGGCAGCAACCACAGGCCCTGGTGCGCCACGAGCGTCACCGGCTAGATCGGCCGCGGGCTGCTGGTCCTCTCCTTCGACTCCCTCGTGATCAGCCAGGTTGAGGCTCGATTCGAGCAGCCGAGCGAGATCACGGACTACCCGGTTTTCCTCTCCTAGATTAGCCTGAGCTTCTCCGTCAGAGGAAGACTCGGATGATCGTCGAGGGGAGTCTGGCGGTGAGTCGGGTGCTGCTGCAACTTGCCTAGGACTCTCACGGAGATACCCGCTGGGTCCGGCTAAGTGTGCTGCAGACGGTGGGGACCGGTGCGGTGGGGCTTGAGGGCGTTGAGGAAGCGCAGGCGGAGAGTGGGAAGGTCCAGCTACAGCAGGCCTGGCTCGGCCTCTGCCACGAACGGAAACCTGGCCTCTTCCTAGGACGCAGAAGCGGTCTTCTTGACCCGCCGCTCCTTGCTCCTCGCCTGCACGTCTTTCGTCACGACCTCTCCGGGGTAGACCGCGGCCTCTTGCGAGTCTCGGTGGTGACCGAGGTCTTTGGGCACGCGGAGGCCCAGCACCGCTGGGGTCCTCCTCGGTCGGGTCAATTGCTCAGAAACGCAGAACAGTGGGTTTAGACTGCTCTCAATCAGTGCCCAAAGGGCAAGCGGGGCTCACGTGTTAACTGGAAAGCAGAAATCCAACTGACAAACTACTTGCTGAGATAACTGTGGCTCCCGCTCACTGATTGTTTTTTAAAACAGCCCACAATAATCGAAGTCAGAAAATCCAGTTTTGAGAYCGATCGCTTGAYTGGCTGAAGGCTCCATCACTGACAAGAGGGTTTTCCGGTATATGGTCAAGCTGCTTCATCCCAAGGCACTCCATCGAGATCCCAAATGTCATCGGGAACTTCAGGTGCATGCCTGGGCTGGACTGGTGCATCTCTCCCATACGGAAGTTGTCTTGATAATTGCATAGCTGAATATCCCCACCGAACCCCCATYAGCCAAGGAGCAAAMGGTTCGATGATGTAACCCATAAAATTGATGGGACGTCTCGTCAACGTATACTCTAACGTTTCATCATTCATTCTGATATTGGCAGGCACTGCCTTCATGACATCCTTGTAAGCATTTCTACAGGAAGTCTCCTCTARATACAGAATCGCACYTTCGTAGAGCTTGATGATGTATCGGAAACCCTCTAATGTCAGTAGCTTATCTAGGACTTTCAGGCTGTGTTCCAGAGAATCATAAGTGCCTCGTCGAGGATCCGTGGAAATCTGCTTCAGCTCCAATTTCAATTGTTCCACTTTTGGATTGAAGCCTTTTAGTAAAACACGTACCCATTCTCCCTCACTCATTTGACCTGGCCATTGCCAGACTCTCTCAATTGGAATCTGTAATCGTTCAGCCAATTTCATCCACCCGTAATGGGGAAGCGCAGAGGACAGAGATAAAATAAACTTGCTATATGTCACACGTAATTGCAGACTAGGCACCCTCTTGATTCCATCAATTAAGTCTCGAGACACTCTAGTGAGATACCCTACAACTCGTCGAATATCAGCTTGAGACGGGTACACAGGATCAGTCCCTGAGATGCTTGGTAGAGGTGTTCGTAGTTGGGCAACAAGATGAAGCTCGCCATCGTCTAGAGAGGCACGACACTGCATAATGAAGCACACCTTCGAGTGGCACGCGAGCTTTCCCAGAACCTGTAAGAGCAACCTCCACTCTGGAATGTAGAACTTTAACACCAGAACACTGTTTTCTACACCCGTTCTTACAAAGTAGTTGATCACATAATGCAACATATCTAACCGCGCCTTTTCCTGGTACTTGTCTGGGGTTTTGTAACTTTCAGCATCTAGTACGATTATATCAGACTTATAGTACTTCTGTTCCATTCTCTGATAAGTCGCTAAATTTGTGAGATCATTGTACTCTTCTAGGTTGGATGATTGGGATAGCTGAGAACCGGTCCGGGCAAATACCTCAAATGCAGCATAAGGGTGTGGGAAGCTCCCTACCCCAGGCAAACTAATGTACACTACCTGGCTCTCCTTTGACAGTGTGCCAAGCACAGCAGATGCTCCTCCGTACCCGTCTCCTAATCCGTAACTTCTCAAACCATTCGGCAGGCTTGTTAGCCCTAGTTGCTCAAAGATATCCGAATATTTACTCATAGACAAATTACCACTCCCATATGGTCTATATAGCCACCGAGAGTCAAGGAAACGATCTGTCTGAGGACGAAAATCATGAGGAATGTCTTCCTCAGGCTCAGCGAGCAGTAGAGCTCCGGTATCTTCTGGAACAGAGGTGCGAAGCACGACCTTCGAGATGACTGTCCGCAGCGTGATCGTGGGTACACGAACATTCTCATCCCGGGGCAAGCGGCTTCGTTTGGGTAGCTGTTCAATTCCTTCGTTTTTAAGTCTATTGATACATGACACTAGGTCAGTTCTCAGGATAGTAATAGTCTTTTGACTTACTATATTCCAGAACTCTGTTCTAGCTGCATCGAAAAGGTCAGGGTCCTCATTACACTCATCTAGTGTGTTGTTGAAATCCTGAATAGACCAATGATTGAGTTCTATCATCTTACGGACAAACCAAGGGTGTCTATACACCACTCTGTGTTCGGTGACAATTTCTCCGTCTTCCGTAGTTAGGTGAATTTCCTCTTCATCATAGACTCTATCTATATAGTCTGCCAGAGAGTCCGTCACGATAAACAGAGGGATCTCTAATCTCTTATCGCCAGGAGGTGTAGTTGAGAACGAATATTCGGGCATATCTTGTATAACACCTATCATCATGGCACGTTGGGCGATAAGTCTCTTCTCTGGTTCCAGCTTCGCCACATAGGGTGCTGCATCTCTATATGAATCTAACAACACTTTCCACCGAAACGCGTTGATTCTACGTCGCATACATGAGTCTAGTACCAGGTGCCTGGACATGTTTAACTGCGCTATGAAAAATGTCTTACATCGCTGTGTTTGCAACAGCTTCCAACACATAGAGGCAAAGACGGCTGCATATGAGTGAGGGTTGTCAAAAACAGGGGCTGATACTTGACGCAGCATGGTAGCCAGCACCCTTTGGACATCCGCGAAGCGTTCACATGCCTGCATGTGGAGAAGCAGACGGGTCCAGGGAAACTCTGACGGAATGGCACCTAGCAAGGCCTCTAAATCTTGCTCCTTGTGTACGTCAAATCTTTCATGTATGTAGAAGAAGGTCTGGAGAGCAACATCATTGAGCAACTGTCGGATCGGGATTACACGCATCTCCGCATCCGTGATGTCGGTTTTCGCCTGTTTTGTAGTGTATTGAGACATTGCTTTGTATCCTTCATCCGTCATTACATGACCTGTTGAGCGCTCCTGGACAGTTTCGTACTCTCTCCACAGTTTATCTATGAGGTATTGTGTCACACACGATTGTGCTTCAGTTACAGATATAGCCCCTTCAGCATCTTCAGGACAGAAATAATCTGTGGGATCAAACGACTCAATGTCCGCTCTCACCTCGTCCAGGGCCCTCTCTCCCAACTCACCTAAAGAACTGAGGTTGAAATCAGGTAAATCTGTGTACGGTAAGACGACTGGTGTTTCTTTTATTGGCTGCCGACAGTGTTGACAGGGAGGACTTACGCCCCAAAGTTTGGAAGGAAGAGGTCTCTCTTCGCCTATCCAGAGAGGCATTGCCCAAACTGACACCATGTGCGTGTAGACTTGCAGGAAGTTTACTAGATAATGCTCCCCCGAGGTGACAAAGTGACGATGAGAGTGACTGTTTCCTTGGGCTCGAGTGTATATGTTTAGGAGAGTGTTTGGGACTATAGAGGCATTATAGGCGTTTACTCGTACATGGTGTTGTGTTGTTTTCCCTATTTTCAACCGTCCTGAGAATGGAAGCACCGCTGACAGTTCATGTTGAGTGTAACACCGAATTAGATGCTCAGCAACCTCATGGAGGTTACTAGATACAAGGGACCCATTTATCATTCCGGTTGTTTGTGTCCATTGCACTATTTGTGTGAGGGCTTTTAGTTTTGGTACTAGCATGTTTGCTGTTTTGAACGTAGCCTGAGGAGACGAGAGTCCTCGTGTCGTGATGGAGCCAACAAATGGCGTGGATTTGCCAACGGTGAATAGGAAAGGATCATCAGTATAGTTCACAGTTTCGAAGGCGACTGAGAAATGATTCTCGCCTGTATACGCACAAACAGGATGCGATTCCACCGGTCCTATATACACTAAGTGTTGTATAGGTGGATGTGTAATTCCTTCAATCGGCTTACCCCACAGGCTAGCGCGGACCTCTTGTATAACATAGTAGGGACAGTTGTTTTTCCAGTCGCATGGGAGAATGCAGTAATCCTCGTTAGGCCGTCTCGTTATTATGCTGACTCGATAGGAAACCAACCGTTCTTCAGCTTTCATGCACTTAGTGAGGACACGGTCAGCGTAGTATCTTCCTCGTCCCAAAATGAGAGCTGAGTAGATACTTCTCCCAGTGTCAAACTTTCTCATCAGTTCTTGAACAATCATATCTGGTGTGCAGGAGTATAAGGCTGATAACAATTTTACATTGAAGACATTCGCTCCCCATAATGCCTCTCGGACATAGTGACCGAACCGTGATTTGGCTACTTTCATTAATTGTGCCAGCTGTGCATTTTTAGTGCGTTTTTCCACCATTTTGGATGCTTCTTTACGAAGAATTGTCATCGAGGATGTGGGCTTCGAGAGAGGAAGAGAATAGGGATCAATTAACAAACCGACAAAAGACCGTTTCGGATCCGCCATCTTCTGACACCAGAACTTATACATCACCTGACCAACTAGGGGATGAGACTTTAACAATAACTGTGTGAGATGGAGAAACGGGGGTAACAAGTCAGACTCCGCCCTAGCAAAGAAATTATGCATATAAATGATTGGACAACCACCCATTATGTTAGGAATCTGGAGAAGGGCCACCAGATCATGGTCACTAAGTTTCCTATAGTCTTCATGATGAACTAGATACTCCGCAGCCCAGAAGCAGGCTACAGCATAACAGGCGATGGGTGTTGGTGAAGTCTTCGCTGCACTATGACAGTTGCTGTATGCACTAGCTACATAATCATCAGGAGTTTTCAGAAAAGCGTTGTTAGCTCCATAAGCCTTTTGGATCTTTCGAAGTGTTTGAGGCTGCTCAACATCATGGACAAAGGCATTCTTGGAAAATGCAAAATAACATTCAGAGGCATATGAATCCTCCTCTTTAATCTTATGGCCAAACGACATGCCGTCCATCGCAAAACGCGAGAGAATAGACTTCTTGATATTATCTAACCCCTGTTCTCTCACTGCTTTTGGAGGAACCATAATTACCACTCGAAGATCGTCACCACGACACAATATATGGTAGGGAAAATTATATGGCTCCATACACACCTTAACCTGGTTGATATATGTGTCGACCCACGTATATTGATTGAGACCTTCGATTCCTCCCATCTGACCATCCCAGTAGTACACTTGACCTTCGTCTGGCATGATTACAAATGATTTTTCATATGCTTTCATAGTTTTGGAGAAGAGAGATATGTCATATGCGCAATCTAGGACTGCACTAGCAACAGCTGCGACAGCTACGTGGCGAAAGTGGTTGTTCCACGAACTAGAGTCAATGTTAACTGTGATCGATGAGTATCCCTGGTATGCCTTACACAGGTTCCGAAACCCCAGTAGTTTCCGGCTAATCTCAACCTCTCCCAACGTCATTGCCTGCTCCGGACAGTAAGCATCTAAAAATTTACTCACGTTCCATTCTTGAACCACACCTCTAGCCCTATCTAGTGCCGTTTTGGCTCCGAAACCTCTTGGTGATACTTTGTGCTCTTTCTCCTTTGGAACAACACGTATTACGAGATAATCGGCAAGAAGCTCCCACTCACCTTCCACAAATTTCTTAATGTATCCTACATGTTTCGTCACCTCTTCCGGCCAGAGTAGATAGTACAAGAGTAAGCGGGTCTGTTTCCAGTCTTTCTTAAACTCCGGATCCTTGTCTATATACTCCTTGAAAACCTCTGATCTTAGCAAGGAGATAGTGCGATCTTTTACGTGAGGGATAAAATTCTCTATCCAGTCGAATTCCAAACATTTTTCGATGTTGACGAACGCATAGTCATCCACCTTAATTGGCCCATAGGTACGCTGATGGCTCACCGAATCGGGTGATACATCATACAACTTTGCTTTAGCCAAACTTTTAGGGCAACCCGGCTCCAGAGTGGTGGCTGGCCAGTGTCTCTCCTTGGCTATATAATGACGGATGAAATCTTGCTTGGCGTACAAGGCGCTACGATGAATATTGTCAAGACTGAGCTCTTTATATTCATGCGTTTTGTCGTACAAGTCCTTTGCCCCCTGTTTCACATCACAGTACGGGTGCCCCATAATCTTGCTAAGACAACCAAGTTCATGCATCACGCTAATAGGAGCCGATTGCAGCAAGTACTGGAGAGTGGACCCTTCGTACTGGTATTTGACGCTATCTGCCAACCCGTCTGTGATGTGGCTGAGGAAAGCGGAATTCGCATCTCCTTCCTCCCGAAATAGAGTCTCCCCTATTACTATTCCCTCCAATACCTTTGATATGGTGAAGAATTTCTGCTGATATCTGTCAGCTAATTTGGCTAACTCCAGTATAAACTGACTAGCATATTCCAGGGGATCACAGCCATAGATGGATAGCGGACAAGCTGCACAATACATCAATACAGAAATTGTGTCACACAGTTTATTATGAATCAGGAGAAGATAAGATCTCGGGAGGAAATAACATTTCCCACCATACTCCAGAACCGCGGAGTGACGAGACCAGGCACACCGCACTTGCAGTCGGTCATGTTTCCACCAGGCGTGTTCCGCTAATCGATTTTTCCAATCATCCAACTCCTCATCCTTCTTCTTACGGACATTTGTACGAGCAATTCTGGCTATTAAAACGTCAAGATCGTTTTTGACGGATAGTAGAGACATCAGCGGCTTCGAGCGCCTCCATCTGTTGATCACGTACTCTTTATACGGAATAGGGGGCACTCGGATATCTTCAGTCATTCCTTGGTTGATCCAATGTAGCTGGCATTCGAGTATTAGTCCAGCTATTTGAGCAGATCTCTGGGTCTTAGGGACATCGCGGTGTGAAGTCTCCATGCACATCACTGCCTGGATGATCTTTGGATACACGTGCTCGTTTACCCTCCATTCTTCCGGAGGTATCCTGATCCGCCCTTTTATAGCCGCTGCGTGAAGTACTTCTTCATCGAACGACGGAGTTTGAGCGGACTGTCTTGCAAGGTATGCCTCTCCGTGGGAAAGTCTCAACGCCACATCAAATTTCCCCTCGAAAACTAATTCGTGAGGTGAAAATGACACTTTGCGTTGCGATTCCATGATTTGTGGTAGATTGGGACTGGTCGATGTTTCGGTTAACAGCAGTGGGTTCTAATTCCTGTGGTTCTTGGCAGGAGTCGGCGAGAGGGGTGTGAGGGTTGACCGCACGAGTAGTATTAGTGGCTCTAGGCCCAATGGTCAGGTTGTGCTAACAAGCTTTTTGCTTC